CCCCGATCAGTTGGCTAGTTTGATTTCTAGCGCACAGAACCCGGAGGAGTTGAACAAGCTCCTGTTCGGTTCAATCACGGGGCCGCAGGCTATCTAGCCTCGCAAGTAACATTAACTACTATTCACCTAAGGAGGTGAAACACTACTATGGCTAACGCTTACACTGGCACTTCCGCTGTGGCTGGCCTTGTCCAGGCAGCGTATGACCGTTACGTGGAGTTCGCTCTGCGTTCACAGCCGTTGTTCCGCAACCTCGCGGATAAGCGTCCTGTGCAGCAGGCTATGCCTGGTTCCTCGGTGGTGTTCTCGCTGTATCAGGATCTCGCGGCTGCGACCGGCACTCTCACTGAGACTGTTGACCCGGATGCCGTTGCGATCTCGGACGTGAACACTGTCAGCGTCACCCTGAACGAGTACGGCAATGCCGTGCTGAACACCCGCAAGTTGGGTGAGTTCGCGTTCAGTGACGTGGACCCGGCTATCGCCAACATCGTGGCCTACAACATGGCTGACTCAATTGATAAGGTTGTTGTGAACACCCTTATCGGTGGCACGAACGTGATTTACGCAGGTGGCAAGACTGCTACTTCCGGTATCACCGCTTCGGACACGATTGATAACGCTGATGTCCGTAAGGCTGTCGCTAAGTTGCGTGCAGCGAACGCTGTTCCCCGTGAGGGAATGCTGTACGCTGCGTACATTCACCCGGAGGCTGCTCACGATCTTCGTGGGGAAACGGGTGCGTTGGCGTTTGAGGACATCCGTAAGTACACGGACCCGAACGTGGGCAACATCCTTAACCAGGTTACTGGTGTTCTGGGTGGTGCTTACTTCGTGGAGACTCCTCGCGCTTACGTTGCGACGGATGGTGCTTCTTCTGCGAAGAACTACCGCACGATCATCGCTGGTCAGCAAGCTCTCGCTGAGGCGACTGCTGTTGAGCCGGGTATTGTTATCGGCCCGGTTGTTGACAAGTTGATGCGTTTCCGCCCGGTTTCATGGTACTCGCTTCAGGGCTGGTCTTTGTACCGCCAGGAGTCGCTGTACCGGATTGAGTCCGGTTCGTCCATCGCTTAGTTGATGGTGTGGGGGCCACATCATATTGTGGGTGTGGCCTCCACTTCAACCCCAAGTTTTTTCTATAGATAAGGATTCAGCGTGGCTGACAATCTTCCTGATATTATTGAGAATCAGTTGCTTGATGCGCTGGTGGGTACGTCCTCGTACTCTGTCACCACGCCGATCAAGCTTGCTCTTGTGACTGCGAATGGTTCGGATTCGGCTGCTGGCACTGAGGTGACTGGTGGTTCGTATGCTCGTCAAACTATTGCGTTTGACGCTGCTTCGAGTGGTTCTATCGCTAACAATGCCGCTATCTCGTTGTCACCACGCCGATCAAGCTTGCTCTTGTGACTGCGAATGGTTCGGATTCGGCTGCTGGCACTGAGGTGACTGGTGGTTCGTATGCTCGTCAGACGATCACGTTTGATGCTGCTTCTAGTGGTTCTATCGCTAACAATGCCGCTATCTCGTTCACGGGTATGCCTGCTTGCACGGTGGTTGGTATTGAGATTTATGACTCTGCTGGTTCGCCTAAGCGTCTTGCGTATGGCCCGTTGACGGCTTCTCGCACTGTGACTTCCGGCGATACTGTTCAGTTTGCTTCGTCTGCGATTACTCTTAGCTTGTCCTAATGTTGGATATTTCGGAGCCGATTGTTTTCCTTCTGGGGTCGCCCCAGTTGTTGTCTGCGTCTGCCGGGTTGTCGGGTGACGGGGAGTTAACGTCTGCTGCGAATATCACGGCTCTGGCTGAGTCGGATCTTTCGGCTGATGGGGCTTTGACCGCTGACGGTGTGGGCGTTTTGTTCGCTTCGTCCAGTATGTCGGCTGAGGTTACGTTGTCGGTGGCTGCGAATATCGCTACTGCTGCCGCGAGCCTCGTGGTCGGGTCATCTAACCTTGAGGCTACGTCTACGAGGGTTCAGTTTGCAACAGCCCGAAACATGCCCCTGGAGGTCGTAGGGACGTTTACGGCCCTGATTGGTCACCCGGTACAGCCTCGTGACCTTGTGGCCTCCAGTAGCCTCACAGCGACGATTTACACTAATCCTCGACTGCTGGTGCTGCCGACAGTGGAGTACGCCTACACAGACAACGTGCTACTGGAGCGTTACCCCATTGACAATGGCCGGAGTTTACTGATAACATCCGGGGTGGGTGAGATAGGTGACTTCTTCGCCCAAGAACAGATCCGGTTGGCTGACCACTATTTCGGTGGTGGTCGTCGCCACGAGCTGACACCCGACGAAGAGGCCGCTGTCACAGCGGCGGGATATGGTGATTTGATTGTCACAGAGTTCTTGTCGTAGCGGCTGCAAAACGCAGAACCATGCCTCTTACTCGGAGTGCCTGCGTGCAGCGAACCCGACCATCAGTTCCACCACTGGCAGCAGTTTGAGCCACATGTGGAGTAAAACGAAACGTGACCTGTCAGCGTACCGGACAGCTCGAACGAACGGCATCCAGCCGGAGGGGACTACTGTTGAGAAGGTCCGTGAGGCTGAGGCTGCTACTCGTCAGTTGGGTCGTCCGTATGATGCAAATACTATGCCCCCGGCGAATATGATCGTGAATAAGAATACTGCCCGTTTTGTGAATGCGAGTGATGGATGAGTACGTTTAGTCAGATGGTTGACCAGACCCTCATGCACTTGCATGGGTACACAACCATTCAGGATATTACTACCCATTTGACTGCTGATGTTGCTGCTTCGGCTACGACGGTTAGCGTGAATGATGTGACGGCGATTAGTCGTGGCGTGGTGGAGATCGGTGATGAGCTGATCTGGGTGGATGATGTGAACACGACGACGGGTGCTTTGACGATCCCTCCGTATGGTCGAGGGTATCGGGGCACGGTTGCTGCGGATCATTCTAGTGGTGATCGGGTTGTGTCGTCGCCTTTGTTCCCTCGGAAGATTGTGACGGACACGATCAATGAGGCTATCCGGTCGGTGTACCCGGAGTTGTTCGCGGTCGGTGAGACTACGATCAACTATCAACCATCCATTAACACGTATTCTCTGCCGGAGGGTGCTCTTGATATTATCCAGATTTCTTGGCAAACCACTGGCCCTAGTAAGGAGTGGCTGCCTGTCCGTCGTATGAGGGTGGACAAACATGCCGCTACTTCCACGTTCAGTACGGGCGTGTCGTTCAGCATTTATGACCATATTGTTCCTGGCCGTCCGATGCGGATTGTGTACACGAAGGAACCTAGTGCGCTTGTGAATGATTCTGATGAGTTCACGACAGTGACCGGGTTGCCTCGATCCTGTGAGGATCTGATTCGCTTGGGTGCTTCATACCGGCTGGTTCCGTTCTTTGATTCACCACATTTGAGTGGTTCTAGTGCTGAGGCTGATTTCTCTAGTCAGCAGCGTGGCACTGGTTCGTCAGCTCAGTTGTCTCGATACTTGCTGCAAATGTACCAACTTCGCCTTGCGGAAGAGGTGAAGGGTTTGCAGCATGTGTACCCTAATCGCAGTTACTACACCCGATAAGTAAGGAAAATTAGATGGCACGTAGGTATTACTCTTCTACTGCTGCCCGGACCACGCTGGCTTCGGGTGTTGATGATAGCACCACGACGTTGAGTGTGGTCGCTGTTAGCGGTTGGCCTGCCTCCTACCCGTACACGCTGATTTTGGATCAGGATACGGTGAATGAGGAAATCGTTGAGGTGTCTGCCCGGTCTGGGACGACGTTGACGGTGACTCGTGGCGTGGATGGCACGTCTGCTACGGCGCATGATGCTGGTGCGGCTGTGAATCATGGTGTGTCTGCTCGTGATTTTGATGAGCCTAATGAGTTCATTAATGGTACGGGTGTGGTCACTGAGACTCTGCTGGCTTCTGATTCGGTTACGTCTGCGAAGATCGTGGATGGCACGATTGTGAACGCCGATATCAATGCTTCTGCTGCTATCGCTCAGTCGAAGATAGCTGACCTGACTAGCGATCTTGCGTCAAAACTTGCATACTCGTATGGCACAGCCGAACCAACAACGACCATTGACGGGTTCGTGTGGTTTGACGAGAACACGACACCACCAACGCCGAAGTATTGGGACGGAAGCGCGTTCCAAACTTTTAGCGCAGGTGCCGCCGATTTCAGCAACTCCGCGACCGGCACCTACACAGACACAGGAGTTGATTACAAATACATCACCTTTAC